GATATTGAAATGCAAAATGTAAATTATTCTAGTTGGATGGAAAAACGGTATTATGCAAAATTAAAGTTGTTCGATAAAAACCCTTGACAAATTTACAAATGTGTGATAAAATCTTTGTAATCCCCCTATAAAAGTAATAAAAAATATATAAAAGGAGTAAATTTGACCTAAAAATATATTGAATTTCAAATAAAATGTTGTTTTTATTATATTTCACAATGTTATAAAAAATAATAATTATAAGAAATAAAAATTATAAAGGAGAATAATTAAATATGGCAAGTAAAGGATTGGAACTGCCTCAGACTCGCGGTAATTTTCAACTAAAAGGGAAGGTGTTAGGAGTATCAAAAGACACGTTTTATAAGTCAACAAAGACCAAGACCAATAAGGATTGGAGGTCTGTGAATTTTGGCGTTCAGGTTTCCAAGGATAGTGTTTTATATGTAACCTTCAATGGTATGCCTCAGGACTTTGTATACTACTCTGGCAAACCAAAGGGTGCTGATAAAAATACAAAGAATGAAACTGTAAAAGTTGAATGGAAAAATCGCAATAAGTTTTCCAAAGAAGGTTATCGTTTAATAGGAATTAACCTCGGATTAGTGAAAACCCATGACGAAAAGGGCAAGGAAGTAAATGATAAGCGTACACTTCATCCCTTTGATGCTGCTGAATATGTAAAGGAACATCTTGAAGATGGCATGTCTGTATTTATTCGAGGGCAGTTGGAATATAGTCATTATCAAAATCAGAATGGTGATATTGTTAATTCCGTAAAACTAATTCCTCAGCAAATCTCTCGTTGCCAAGATGTTGATTTTGATGCTGATGATTTTGAGGTAACAGCGAACTTTACTCAAAATCTTGTTTTCCAAAGTATTGAAAAAGACGAAGAACAAGAGGGTAGATTTGTTCTTATCGGCAATGTTGTAAATTATAATTCTATTGAAACTTCTGAATTTTATATTGAAAATAATAAGTTGGCTTCTAATTTTAGGAAAAATCTTAAGCCTTATACTTTTATTGAAACCTATGGGGACATTACAACTATTCGCAATACCGATGAAGTAGATGTGGATAATGAAGATGATGATGGGTGGGGTACAGGCAATAAAATGAAGCGTACTTTTGCTCCTTATAGAACCCTCAGGCTAATTACTGGTGCTGACAAGGATACCGTAGATACAGAAACTTATTCTGAAAAGAAGATGGATGCGGCTTTGGAAGAATTAAAGAAGTTAGCAGATAAAGAAAAGGAATTTGAAACTGCTGGTGGTAGTAGTAACGATGATGATTGGGGTAGTAAATCTGATGATGATGAGGATGATTCGGATACTCCTTGGTAAGAATGGGTAGGAGTGAGTAAATATAAGGAATGGTGCGATCATTCCTTTCTTTTCTATAATTGATAATATGAATAATAATATAAGCGGTATATATTGTATTGAAAATATAATAAATAATAAAAAATATATTGGTGCTAGTATCAACATACAAGATAGAAATAATCATCATTTTGCTGCTTTAAAAAAGAATAATCACTATAATCCTTATTTACAAAAAGAATGGAACGAATTTGGAGAAAATAGCTATATTCTTTGGATTGTTGAAGAGAATTTATCGTTAGAGGAGCTAGATGAAAAAGAAATATATTATATAAGAGAATTAAAATCTCACTTTACTGAGTGGGGATATAATGTTGCTTGGGGAGGAACAGCAGGAAATTTATTTGAAGGTTATACACATAAAGAAGAATCAAAAAAACAAATAGGTAATTCTGTACGAGGTGAAAAGAATGGTTTTTATGGCAGAAAACATACCGATGAAACAAGAAAAAAAATGAAAGCGAGTCATAAAGATTATTCTGGTGAAAATCATCCTCAATATGGAAAAAAACACAGTAAAGAACTAAGAGAACAAAATTCTAAAGTTCAACAGGGTTCTAAAAATAGAAAAAATACTACTAGTAAATATGTTGGTGTAGCAAAAACATCAAATAATAGTTGGTCTGTTCATATAACCCATGAAAGAAAAACATATTATTTAGGAAGATATAAAACTGAAATAGAAGCCGCATTGGTTTATAATAAAAAAGCATTGGAAATATTTGGGCCTAATGCAAAATTAAATATAATTTTGCATAACTAATAAAGGAGAAAAGCATAAATGATAAAATATAAACTTAATGTTCCTAAAACAAGTCTTGGATCATTCAGGCATTATTGGCGCGGTATACCAAAAATAGGAAAAACATCTTTGTTTCGAGATTTAGTTATTGAAGCTTATGGCGATCCAAAACACGGTTTGCTAATAGCCCCCGGTAATGAAACGGGTTTTTCTAGTTTATCGAATCTTTATCCGGTGGAAGCTCCTGATTGGAATACATTTGTTGAACATATAGATGACTTGGTTGAAAATAAGTCAGAAAATGAATTTAAAATTATTGCTATTGATACTGTAGATGAACTTGTTTCTATAGCAACCGAAAAGGTTTTGAAGATTCATTTTCAGCGAAAAGGAGAAAAATGCCACAGTCTCAATGCCGCGCTTGGGGGATTCGGACAGGGACATACAATGGTTCAAAAATTAATTAATGATCAAATTCGCCGCTTAGAAGCTGCTGGATATGGATTAGTTTTTATTTCTCATACTAAGATTAGAGAAATTAAAGAAAAGAATATGGATAGTGCATATATGCAATTGACATCCAATATGGAATCCCGTTTCGACAAAATTTTTAGTGACAAAGCCGATATTATCGCCACCATGTACATTGAAAAAAATGTTCAAGATAGCGAGTTAGTAAGTACAGAACGTTATATTTATTTTAGATCGGATGGATTTGTAGATGCTGGTACACGATTTCCCAATATACCAGAACGAGTACCATTATCGGCAAAAGAATATTTGAAAGCATTTAAAATTGGTGTAATGTCTGCCTTTGATAATAAAGTGACAGATAAAGAATTAAAGCGTTTACAAGAACAAGAACTTAAAGAAAAAGAAGAAAAAGCTGCTGAATATGTTGAAAAAGCTAAAACCGGCGATGTTGAACATGCCGCCGAACTTCAAACATCAGATGATTATCGCAAATTAATTGATGAAAAACTTTCTGAGTTAGATAAAGAAACTAAAAATCAAAAACGTGCTGAAGTAAAAGAAAAGGGACTTCCAACAAATTTGAAGACTATTGAAGATGTTGAAGTTTTAAAACAGATTTTAAAAGTTATTTCTAATTAATAAAAGAATAATGATGTTATGGTGAAAATATGAGCAGGAACGATTTATTCTTTCCTGCTCATATTTATAATAAAGGAAATTTGCAAAATGATTATACAAACAACTAGGATTTGCAATGAATGTAAAACCAATGTGGTTCTTGAAGAATATAATTTTGTTCTTTACAAGAATAAATATTATCATTTTGATTGTTATGTAAGTAGTTTGGTGAATAAAAAGCGTAATCCTTTAGAAATAGGGGAGGCGAGAAGGATTGCGAGAGAATTGAAAGATCAAAGCAAAGATGTTGTAAATGATATTATAGCAAAAAATCATCTTTATACTTGGTTGCGAAAAAAATATGAAATAATTGTTATGCCTTCTTATATTTTTACACGTTTGGAAAGTGTATTTAAAGGTGATTATAAAGGTATGGATAGATCTATTCCGGCTGAAGATTTATTAGATATGTGGAAAAGAAAATGGAGTGATTTAAATGATCTTTATGGTTGGAATGTTAAAAAAGGTAAAAGCATGGATTCTATTGGTAGATTACTTTATGATTTAGCAGTAATATTAGCAAAAACAACTAGTTATTATTCATGGAAAGAAAATCAAAAGATAACTGAACAAAAAATAAAAGAATTACAATTAGAAAATCGAAATAAAATTAATTACGATAATATTAATTCAAAAGTTAAAAGTAAAACCAATAATAGTTTTGAATTAAATGAACTTATTGATGAAGTTTAATGGAGGTATATGGAAGCAATTGCCAATGTACAGAATGAAATATTATTAATTGGTTGTTTTTTTAAAGAACCTAGTTTGTTTATAGAATATAGTAAGTTCATTAAGTCAAAATATGATTTTCAAGATGAAGTATGCAAATTCTTATATGATAACGGTGAAATAATTTTCAAGAAAAGAACACAGAATTTTAATCAAAGTTCTATAAATCTTTTTATGTCAGAAGATAGTGAAAGATTAACAATATATAGAAAATACGGTGGTTGGGACACAATTGATGCATGGATGAATTTAGCACAAACGGATGACTTTAAATTATATTTTGAAGTTTTAAAAAAATATTCATTATTGAGGGAATATGGAAGAAACGGTTTTAATGTTCAAAAAATAATAGATCATCCTAAATTTAATTTATTTGGTGCATTAGATATTTATAAATTAATTCGTAGCAAAGCCGATAAAATTCATACAGTAATTTTAACTAATAATGAAGCAAAAGTATTGAATGAAGGCATGAGTAATATTATTACTGATTGTTTAGAAGTTCCCGACATGGGCGTTACATTTCCGTTTCCTATCTTAAATGATTTATTTCGTGGAATTAGAACTAAAACAATGATGTCAATTGCCATGCTTTCCAATTTTGGAAAATCAAGATTAATGTTTAAAGCAATAGCTTATCTGGCATTGGTTCAAAAGCAAAAAGTATTTGTAATGTTAAATGAAATGAGTTTACAAGATATGAAATTGGCATTATTAATAACTTGTCTTAATAATCCCGAATTTCAACAAATACATGGTTATAAAATGCATAAAAAAGAGCGTGAAATAGCATTGGGATTATATAAAGACAATAATGGTGAATTTATATATCGTGAACGAGATGATGATGGTAATTTTGTTGAATCTATTGATATATTTATTGGAAAATTAAAAAAGAAATCTGTTGAATATAATCAAATAATGGAAGTTGCTAATTGGATTGAAAAAGAATCAGATGGACTTATTTATGTAATGGATGTTTCTACAGATTATAGTTTTGTAAACTTAGAACATCAAATGCGTAAAATGAAAATGATTTACTCTGTTTCTTATATGTTTTATGATACTTTAAAAAATCCAATTAGTGATATTGGTAATTGGGCGGCACTTAAAGAAGTTACAACTAAATTAAGAGAATTGGTATCAGAATTAGATATATGGTTATATTGTTCTCAACAACTTAGTGATGATTCCAATTTTACTCCACCGATGGAATTAAATTCTTCAAATATAGCTTCTGCTAAACATACAGTTCATATACTTGATCAAATGATTATGTTTAAAGAAGTTGATAAAGAAGATTATTGCAAATATTATTATTTTGAAAGCAATCCTGATGAAGATTGGGGTAAAGCAAAAGAGCGTAGTTTTGATTTAAATAAAAAACATTATATTGCAGTTGTACAAAAAAATAGAGCTGGTGCTAGAAAGAAACTGGTCTTTAGCGTGGATCTTGATTTAAATAAATGGATAGAATTAGGAGAGGTATTTAAAAAATAATAATGAATGAATGCTCAAGAGATTAAGGAATATTTATACAATAATCAAAAAGTAGAAACTTTACTTGAACATATTGGATGTCAGCATATAAAATGGCATTCTTCTGGATATTGGACAGCGGGTAATCCACCTCCTGCCGATAATAAACAAGCAATTACTATATATGCTCCGAATTTAAATGTAATAAATTATACAAGAGATTTATCTATTCCAAGTGATATATTTACGTTAGTACAATTTTATAAAGAACTAAATTTCTTTCAAGCACTTAAATATATTTGTGAGTTATTTGAAATAAATCCTTATTTGGTAGATGCTAATTTACCTGAATCTCTTCGAATAACTAAAGAATTAAAGGCAATGAATTCTGGCAATTGTCATGAAGAAGATATACCAATAAAACCTATTTCAGAAAACATTCTTACATATTATCAAACCCCTTGCGTCAATGATATGTTTCTACGAGATGGTATAAGTTATGAGACTCAGAAAATTTTTGAAATTGGATATGATAGTTTTACAAATAGAATAACTATTCCAATACGTGATGAAACCAGCATTTTATGTGGAGTAAAGGGAAGGCTATTCAAAGATAAACTTGATGAAGATGATTTAAAGTACCTCTATATCGAGCCTTGTCCAAGACAAAAAATACTCTATGGATATCATCTTACATATCCTTATATAAAAGAAAAGAATTGGGCATGGGTCACAGAAGCAGAAAAAGGTGTTTTACAACTATGGAGTTATGGTTACAAAAACGCTGTTGCTACTGGTGGTGAAAAGGTATCTAAAACCCAAATAGAGAAATTAAGTAGATTAGCTGTTCCTATCTGTATCGCTTTTGATAAAGATGTGAGTGAAGAAAAGGTACAACATATGGCAAATCAATTTATAGATGGAATAGAAATTTGGGCAATGTTCGATAGAGATAATATTTTGGGAGAAAAGGAATCACCTTCCGATAATTGCCAAAAATTTGAAAAATTGGCAAAGGACAATATATATAGAATTAAATAATAGGAACACAATATGGAAAATAAAATAGATTTTGATAAATTTTGGGAATCAATTCCATTAGATAGAAATGATGAAGAATGTCCTAATAATTGTTGTCAACCATTAGTAGGAATACGCGTGTTAAATAGAAAAATAAATGATCATTATGTTCAAAGTGCATGGAATTGTGATAAGTGTGGATCATTGGTTATTATGGTTGATGAATTGCACGATCAAGATTGTCCCTTATGTGGTTGTGGTGGTCAATTTACAATATCGCAGGTAAATAAATATAAAATCATAAATTCAAATGATCTAAAAATTATTTTAGAAGAAGGTATTGATGATTATTGGCAATCAGAGAATTTTCCATTAATAAATAAATTAAGAGAATTGGTTGGATTAGAAGTATATTCTCCTGAACTAATGGAAAGAATTCGTGAGTATTGGAGAAATTTATAATAAAAAATAGTTTTTATTGGGTTTTTATAATAAATAAGAATAATATATAAAGGATAAAATGCTTGAAATAAATAAAATATATAATATGGACTGTGTTCAAGGATTAAATTTAATAGAAGATAATTCTGTAGATTTAATAATTATTGATCCTCCATACATAGTTACAAAAGAACAATGGGACAAAAAAGATGTTGTTTCCCCTCAATTATCCAAAGAATTATTTCGGGTATTGAAATCAACTGGAAATTTTTATTGTTGGGGCGGTATTGGTGAAAAATCTCAAACTATAATTAATTGGTTTTTGATATTCAAAAATACTGGATGGTATTTTAAAGATTGGATTACATGGAAAAAACAACGTGGAATGGGAATGAGAAAGGGGTGGCTTTACACCAGAGAAGAAGTTTTGTGGTTTGTAAAAGATAATAAAAAGTTTATTTGGAATACAGAATGTCAATATTCTACAGAAAAATATGATGATGCCTGGATTAAGAGATTAAAAAAAGAATATAAAAGACTAACAAATGTGTGGACTGATATAAAAGAGGAAACTTTATCTGGTCTTACAGGAATAAAAGATATTATTAAGAAAGATAAAAATCATTTTACTCCAAAACCAGAAAAAGCAATTGAACGAATAATTCTCGCTCATACAACTAAAAATGATATAGTGTTGGATTGTTTTTTGGGATCTGGTACTACTGCTTATTGTGCAAAAAAATTAAATCGAAATTATATAGGAATTGATAATAACAAATATTATTGTGAAATAGCGGAAGAACGACTAGAAAAAATATAATAAAAAGAAAGTTTTATCGTAAATCACACCCCATATATGGGAGATATAAACAATTGATCCCTATATATAGGGGGTAAAAAACCAATAAAAGGACTATTTTATTATAAATTATAAGAGATAAATACATTGAATAAAACTAAAGATTTAATTGGACAAAAATTTAATAAATTAACTGTTGTAAAACGAGTTGAGAAACCGAAAAATCAAAAATCCGGTGCATTTTGGTTATGTGTATGTGATTGTGGAAATGAAAAAATTTTAAAAACAAGTGATTTAAAATCGGGTAGAGTAAAATCTTGCGGTTGTTTATTAAAAGAAGGAAATAAGGGAAATAGTGTTTTAAAATTAAATGGACAGAAATTTGGAAGATTATTGGTTTTATCTTTTGCGTATATGAATAGAAAACATAGTTATTGGAATTGTTTATGTGATTGTGGAAAAAACGCGGTTGTTATAGGTAGTAATTTAAAAAATGGAACAACTCAATCGTGTGGTTGCCTTAGAATCGAAAAATTGAGAGAAGCTTGTTTTGTAGATTTAACTGGCATAAAATTTAATCGTCTATTAGTTCTTCGACAAATTAAATACGAAAATAAGAAAAAAACTTATTGGGAATGTATATGTGATTGCGGAAATAAAATTATTGTACAACATGGTAGTTTACGTAGTGGTAATACTCAATCTTGCGGATGTCTTTCTTTTGATAAATTAAATATTAATAAAATTAATAAAGATAGAGATTATGTACTTATAAATAGAATTATTAAAAACTATAAACAAAGGGCTAAAAATAAAAATATAGAATTTAATTTGTCAAGGGAATATTTTACCGAATTAGTACGCGGAAATTGTTATTATTGTGGAGAAATAGCAAGTAATATATTGATTAATAAAACAGGTGAAATTTTTAATTATAATGGGATAGACAGAATTGATTCAAATAAGGGATATATTGAAAATAATGTAGTTTCGTGCTGTAAAATATGTAATAAATCAAAAAATAATATGCCTCAAAATTTATTTATAGAATGGTTAAAAAAGGCATATATAAATATAAATAATAAAGGATTATAAATGAAATATAAATTAGTTAATGATTATAATTTAAACAAAAATTCTCCCAAAGAGATAATATTAAATAATCGAGGAATAGATGCTAAAAAATATCTCACGTTGGACGACTCTTGCTTACATTCTTTTTCGTCATTGGCGAACATTCAAGAAGCGGTAAGTTTACTTTTAAAACACATTGAACTTTTAAGTGATATTGGTATTGTTGTAGATTCCGATGCTGATGGACAATGTTCTGCTAGTATTTTATATCAATATTTGAAAGAAATTTATCCTGAAGGACATATTGAATATTATATTCATACCAAAAAACAACATGGCCTTAGTTCTGAGATAAAAATACCAAATAATATTAAACTTCTTTTTGTACCGGATGCTGGAACTAATGATGTTAATCAATGTAAGGCACTACGAGAAAGAGGTATTGATGTTATTATTTTAGATCACCACCAAAGAGAAATAGATAACCCTTATGCTGTTATTGTTAATCCTCAACTTGACAATTATCCGAATAATGAACTATCTGGTGGTGCTGTAGTATATAAGTATTTGCAGGCATTGGACGATGAGTTATGGGAAAATAGAGCAGATAAGTATTTGGATTTAGTTGCATTATCTATTATTGCTGATAGTATGGATCTTCGCCCCTATGAAAACAAAAGACTAGTGGATAAGGGATTAAGCAATATTCAAAATCCTCTATTTCAAGCACTAATTCAAAAGCAAGATTATTCTATTGGTGGTGTAGTAAATATTATTAATGTGATGTTTTATATTATTCCATTAATCAACGGATTGATTCGTTCTTCTACTCAGGAAGAAAAAGAAATGATGTTTAAAGCGTTTTCTCAAATGTATGAAGAATTTGATTATAAGAAACGTGGTGAAACAGAACTAGTCAAAGAAGATATTTATACTAGAGTTGCCAGATTGTGCGTAAATTGTAAAGCAAAGCAGAATAGGGAAGTGGATAAGGTATTAGAGTCTATAAATCAGAACATTGAGAAATATAAATGGAATGAAAACAAAATTTTATTTGCTAATGCTGATAATTTAGACGGTAGTTATATTGGTTTAGTTGCTATGAAACTTGCTTCACAATATTCTAAACCTTGTATTTTAGTACGTGAACTGGATTGGAAAAAAGGTTTTCTTAATGGTAGTGGCAGAAACTATGACAATTCAGCGATTGACAATCTAAAAGATTTTATGTTGAGTACAGGTTTGGTTAGTTTTGCCGCTGGACATAATTCTGCATTTGGCTGTGAAATCAAAAAAGAAAATATCAAAGATGTTATTGCTAAAACCAATGAAATGCTTATTGATGTTGATTTCGATAAAGTTTATCATGTAGATTTTATTCTTTCACCAGAAGAATTAACTTATGATTTTGTATTACAGGTAAATGAATTAAAAGATTATTATGGGCAGAACATTGGAGAATGTCTAGTAGCTGTAGAAAACATCAAAATGAACACTAAAGACATTGAAATTATGGGTGCTAATAAAGATACATGGAAGTTTATGCTAAATGATGATGTTTCAATAATTCGCTTTAAATGCAAAGAGGATGATGAAATTTTACGATTAATTAATGAAGATTGGGGTGGTACGGAGATTTGTGTTACAATTGTTGGAAGATGTGGCATAAATAATTTTAATCAAATTTCTAGTCCACAATTGGTTGTTTCAGATTACATCATAAATAAATAAAAGGATAATAATGGTCAGATATACATACGATGTAGAAATATTTCCCAATTTTTTTTCAAGTACATTTTTAAATTCTGATAATGAATCAGAGCAACACGTATTTGTAATAGCGCCAGGGCGAAACGATATTAAATCTCTCTATCATTTCTTAGACCATGAAATGATACTTATTGGTTTTAACAACATTCTCTTTGATGGTGCTATTTTACATTTTATTACTGAATATTATCAACAAAATATAAATGTAAAACCAAAAGAAATAAATCCTGAAATATATAATTTTTCCAACTCTCTTATTAATTCTAATCGTATGGCATTTGATACAAAAACACGTAATCATCAAAGACCGAATAATGTAAAGTACAAACAAATTGACTTGATGAAACTCATGGCCTTTGATAAGTTAGGCGTGTCCCTCAAACAAATTAGTATCAATCTTCTCTGGCACAAAGTACAAGATTTACCTTTACCTTATGATCACCATGTTCAACTAGAAGAATACGAAAAGGTTTTAAGTTATAACTTGAACGATGTTCTTATTACTCAAAAATTACTTCAATCCTTATCTTCTCAACTTGAATTACGTGAAAAACTAAGTGAAGAATATGAAGTTGATTTAATGAGTGCAAGTGATTCCAAGATGGCAGATGTTATTTTAGAGCATATATACTGCAAAGCAACAGGAATAACTTCTAAAGAATTGCGTAACTTGCGAACAGAAAGAGATAGTATTCGTGTTGGTGATTGTTTAGGTAAGAACATTGAATTTAAAACTAATCGTCTAAAACGAATAAAAAGAGAAATTGAAGAAAAGGTTGTTCACAAAGAAGATAATTTTAAATATAGTAAGACAGTAAAGTTTGCAAATGTTACTTATGAATTAGGAGTAGGTGGTTTGCATAGTGTTGATAAACCAGGATATTTTATATCTACGGATAAGATAAAAATAATGGATAAAGATGTAGCGTCATACTACCCATCTATTATGATCAACAATAATCTTTATTCTGAACATCTCGATCCTAAATTTGTTAATATTCTTAAGCGTATTACTAAAGAACGATTGAAAGCCAAGAAAAGCGGAGATAAAATTAAAGCCGATAGTCTTAAGATCACAATTAATAGCATTTTTGGAAAATTGGGCAGTGATGTTTTTTGGCTTTATGATCCAAAACAATTATTATCTGTAACGGTAAGTGGACAGTTATATTTATTAATGTTAATAGAAGCCTTGGTAGTAGAAGGAATTGAAGTTATTTCTACAAATACAGACGGTATAGTATTACATTTGCCAGTAGAATTAGAAAATAAATGTCAAGAAATTTCTGAATGGTGGCAAAAGAAAACAGGTTTTGTTCTTGAAGATACTGAATATCTGGCATATTATAGAAGCGATGTTAATAACTACATAACGGTTAAACCAGATGGTAAAACTAAGGAAAAAGGACGTTACTTAAAAACTGTTGAATTAAAACGGGCATTTCGTCATCCCATTGTTCCTAAAGCGTTGTATGATTATTTTGTAAATAAGATTTCCGTTATTGACACTTTGAAGAAATCTGACAATATTTTGGATTTCTGTATATCTCAAAAGACAGGTGGAGATTTTATTTTAGAGTTTCATAAAGATGATAATATTATTCAACTTCAAAAAAACAATAGATTTTTCGTGTCAAACAACGGTGGTAAACTAATCAAACGCAGAATGTCTAATGGAACAGAAATTGGTTTATATGTTGGCAAACTAACTACAATATTAAATGATTATGATGCTTCCATACCTATAGAAAAATATAATATTGATTATGCCTTTTATGAAGAAGAAGCCCAAAAATACATTACAGACATTGAAAATAATCAAGATATTGAACCATTTAGTTTTGAAGATGAGCCAGAAGATTATGTAGATCCAGAAGCGTTACGAGAAACAGAAATTGAAGGTGTTGTTTCTATTCTAAAAGGTATTAAAAGTATACCTAGTAAATTAATTGATAATTTAGCATACATAAATAAAAATTTTACTGGAAATGATTTCTTAGACTTGCTTGTATATTGTGAAGAAAATTCTCTGATTTCTAGTAAATTTAAAGACTTGATAAAAATAAATTATTTTGATAAATTTGGTAGCAATAAAAAACAACTTTGGTTTTTTGAAGAATTTACTAATGGGAAGAATAGATACAAGAAAACATTAACCGATAAATCTAAAGTAAAACGATTAGAAGAATTACGTTTATCGTATGATTTTCAGGATGAAAAAAGTTTTACTATTTTTGAGCAAATAAATAACGAGATAGAAGTTGCTGGCAATATTCGAACTAAGTTTGATGTAGATAAAAGATATGCTGTTGTAAAGAAAATTGATACTAAATATACTCCTAAAATAGAATTATATCCTTTATCGACTGGCACTTGCCAAGTTGTAAAAGTATCTAAAAAAATATTTGATTCTCATCCTTTTACTGAAGGTGATATTCTTCTCTGTAAATCATTCAAAAAGAAAAATTCTATGCGTAAGAATGAGAATGGTGAGTGGGAACAAGTTCCTGATAAGATAGATTGGTGGATGGAAACTTATTTTATTACAGAAAAGGAACATGAATTTTTATCCAAGTCTTGACAAATTTGTAATTCTGTGATAATATATAACATCTATAAATAATAAATTATAAAATAATAACAAGGATAATAAATAATAAATGGATTTTTCCGAAGGTCAAATTGTTGAATTTGATGGAACACCCACATTTGAGAAATTCTATAGTCCCGATTCCAGTTGGGGTTCTTATTTGGTTTCTCTTGATAAAGAAATTCCTCAGGCGAAACAAATTTTCAATACTGATTTTATAACCGATAAAATTGATTCTTATTATCAAATTAATTTATCCGGTAAAACTCAACAACTTACAATCGGTATGCCTTATCGTTTCAAAGCTAAACTAACAAATCACTCAAAGTATGGTTGGGGTTACGAGATTCTTAAGAGTAGTCAAGAACTTCCTAAGACTGTAGATCAACAACAAAAGTTTTTAGAAAGTATTGTTACTCCTAATCAGGCACAAGTTCTATTAGAAGCATATCCAGACATTATTGAGAAAGTTATTAGTGGTAACGAAGGTGATATTGATTTAAATAATACTAAGGGCATTAAAGATCATACTTGGAAGTTGATTAGGGAAAAGATTATTAGTAATTATGCTATTGCTGATGTTCTTACATTACTATCTCCCCTTGGGATTTCGTTTTCAAAAATACACAAACTTTTAAATTTTGAACCTAATGCCGAATTATTGAAACAAAAGTTATTAAATGATCCATATATTATTATAGATATACCTGGAATAAGTTTCAAACAAGCAGATAATATAGCAATAAAACTTAATCCAGAAATGAAACATTCTGATAAAAGAGTCATTTCATTTATAAAAAATTATCTACGAGAATTAGGTGATGGTTCTGGACATACTTGGCTGTATTTAGATGATCTTACAATTGCTGTAAAAGAAAACCTAATTGAGTGTGAAGAAATTTATCAATCCGTAATTGAAAAAGAAAAAGGGTTTACCACTTTTTTACATTTTGAAAAAGATGAAGATGATAATTGGAAAGTAGGATTAGACTATTATTATTGGGTTGAACGAGAAATATGGAGATACGTTAAAGAATTTAGTGAAAGTGAGCTTCTTGAAATTACACAAGAAGAAATTAATGAAGGTATAAAGAAAGCTGAAGAAGATCAGGGATTTATTTTCTCTGAAGAACAAAGGGAAGCATTAATAAATATCACTAAAAACAATTTCAATCTTCTTTGTGGTCCTGCCGGTACTGGCAAATCGTCTATATCACGAGGTATCCTAAATATTTATAGTAATCACCCTATTGCTTGCGCTACACTTGCCGCTAAAGCTTCTAAAAGATTAGAAGAAGTTACCGGATATCCTAGTTCAACGCTGCATAGACTCTTGGGGGCAGATGGATTAAATAACTTTAAATTTGATGAATATTTAAAATTGCCTTATGATGTTATTTTAATTGATGAATGTTCAATGTTAAATGGTTATTTATTTCTTAATTTATTCAAGGCAATTCAAACTGGAACAAAAGTTATTTTAGTAGGCGATAACTTCCAATTACCTCCTATCGGCTATGCCAATATTTTTTCTGATTTATTGGATAAAGAAGGATTACAATTAAATAAATTAACTAAGATACATCGGCAAGCTGAAAAATCAGGAATTATTTCAGATGCTAACAAAATAAGAGTTGGTAAAAATCCTGTTCCACAAAAGAGTTTTAAAATTGTTCATGGCGAATTAGAAGATCTTTATTATATGTTTAGAGATTCACGCGATGCTT